GCCACATCAATATCATTAAAGATACCAAGTTTAGCCATATCAACTTTAGCACCATTTGTTTCTTCAGCAGGTGTTCCAATAACTAAAATTTCTCCTTGTAAGTCTAACTTTTGGATTAATTCTTTTATTAAAATACCACTTGCAATACTTGTAACTCCATAAGCATTATGCCCACAACCATGTCCAATTTTAGGTAGAGCATCATATTCAGCAAGAATAGCAATCCTTGGACCATTTCCTTTTTTAAAACAAGCCTTGTAAGCTGTCTCTAGGTTAGCAAAGCCTTTTTCAACTTCAAAACCATATTTTTTTAAAATATCTGTATGAGCAGTGCAGGCTTTATATTCTTGCAAGCCTAGTTCTGGATTATTATAGAGATATTCATTTAAATCTTTTAATTCATTTCTGTAATTATCAAAAAGTGCTGATAAAATTTCTTTTTTACTCTCCATATTTACCTCCTAAATTTATAAAATAAAAAAATCAGTATAACATTGAATGCTACACTGATTGTTAACCAACTTTATTATTAAAATATTAAAAAATTAATATCAAAAAATAGTTATACTAAAAAATAAAGGCATAAACAGTCCTTAGCATACAATTAGACAAGTTATTCAATTTTATAGTAAAAATATTTTCCCTTATCCTTGCTTTACTAAGAAACATTTTGACCCTCCTTAAAATTTATTTTTACTAATATAACATACTGTAAAATAAATGTCAAATAAAATATAAAAAATATTTTAAAGGTTATTTTAGAGTATATATTTAATAATTAATTAATTAGTTGTATTAAATCAATAAAAAAAGTTAAAATAACTATAAAAATATATAAAAATTTGATAAAATAAAAATATGAATTTAATATTAGGAGGTAAATTTATGGATGTTAAAAGAGATGAAAAAATTTTAGAATTAGTTAATATATTAAAAAGTACAAAATATTTAGTTTTCTTTGGAGGAGCAGGAACTTCAACTGAAATTACTTCAATAAACTACCAAAATAAAAAGAGAGCCTAAGCTCCCATTTTAATAATATTTATGACTTTATCCATAGTATCAGCAAAGTTAGTATTTAAAACTAATGATGCCTCACTGTCATATTGAGTATTTTCATTATTGATTATCACTAAATTTTTACCTTTAAAATATCTTAAATAATAAGCAGCAGGATACACTGTTAAACTTGTTCCTGCAACGATTAAAGTGTCTGCTTGTTCTAATTGATAAATAGCTTCATTAACCACAGCTTGATTTAAATTTTCACCATATAGAGTAACATCAGGTCTAACTATACCCCCACATCCACAAGAAAAATTATTGCCTGCTGTTTTTCCACAATCTAAACAATACCATCTTTTCAGACTTCCATGTAATTCTAAAACATTTTTATTTCCTGCCATTTGATGTAAATCATCTATATTTTGAGTAATAACAGCTTTTAAAACTCCAATTCTTTCTAACTCAGCCAAAGCTAAATGTCCCTTGTTAGGTTTTATTCCATTAATATTTAATTCATTTTCAACATACTCCATAAAAATATTTCTATGAGAATAAAAGAAGTCTGAACTTAATACTTCTTCTGGTCTGTATTTTCCCTTGTATAAAGTGCTATATAAGCCATCTTTTCCCCTAAAACTTTTTAATCCACTATCTGTTGAAACTCCTGCTCCTGTGAAGAAAACAAGATATTTAGAATTTTTTATAATATCAGCTAATTTTTGAATTTTATCTTCCATTTACATCACCTCTTTTTTTAGAGTATAGCACAGTAATAAAAAAAAGCAACTTATATAGAGTTGCTTTTTAATAGAATAAAATTGAAATTTTCAATGGATAAAAGGATATTACTCTAATTTCTTTTATTAACATTTTTAAAATTTTTCTTGTTTCTATAACATCTTCTTCATCATAGTTTTCAATAATAAATTTCAACTTTTCTAAAAGTTTTATATCATTATTCTTTGGAATATTTAAATTCTTTTCAAATTCAAATTTTTTTTCTTTTGCAATTTTAATTCTAGCATTAAGATCTTTAAATCTATTTTCAAGTTCATCTTCGCTGATATAACTCTTTTGAAATAGATTTATTATTCTTTCTCTCTCATTTTCTAATACTTTTAAATTATTTTCAAGTTTTAATAATTTTTTTTCATTTTTCTCAATATCATTAGAATTATAATTATTCAAATCTTCTAATTCTTTTGAATTTAGAATCATTTCTTTAATAGTTTTATCCATAATTTTAGCAGAGAAGGATTTTTTATGTTTTCTATTTTTACATGAATAAGAGTAATAAGCATATTTAGTATTGTCTTTATAACTCCTATTCCTCTTTTGCTGATACATCTTATCTCCACATTCACAATAAATCATAGATGAAAACAGTAAATAAGGTTTATAATCTCCATAAACAACTCTTGATTTTATATTTTTTTCTCTAATAGACTGACAAAATTCAAATAATTCAAGAGGAACAATCGGTTCATGAAGTCCTTTATACCATTTTATGTCTTTTTTACTTACTTGAGTTCTATTTTTTTGATTTAATTCTTTTACATATTTTCTTAGAGGGACATAACCAATATAAATTTTATTATCAATAATATCAACTATATCCATTCTTGTTTTATTAAATATTCTAGCAGTTTCAGTTAAATTGAAATTTTTAGCATATGTTTCAAAAATACTAAGAATATAAGGAGCCTTTTCAGGATCAGGAATAATCATTTTATTTTCTCCTCTGATATAGCCTGTTGCTGGTCTACCATGAACAAAATATCCTGCTTTTGTTTTTTCTTCCAAGTTACTTTTTATTCTTAAAGACATCTGCTTTAAATCTTCAGTACCCCAAGCTAAGAATATAGAAAGTGTCATAAAATCTTTTAAATATGGCTGTGAGATACTATCAAAAGTAATTTTATATAATTCTAACTCCTCAAAAAATTTCATTCCTGTTGAAATTTTTCTTGCTATTCTTGAAATTTCCCAAAAAACTATTTTAGTATATATTTTTTTACTAATAGCTCCAAAAAGTTCATTAAACTCTTTTCTGTCATCTATTCTTCCACTTTCAATATCTTGGTAAACTTTTAAGACTTCATAACCTTTTTCTTTGCAGTAGTCTAAACATTTTTTTAATTGAAGATTAAGGGAGCTATCACTCCCTTTATCTCTAGTTTGTTCTTTTTTTGATACTCTAATATAAATTGCAACTTTTTCCATTTATGAAGCCTTTTTCTTTAAAATTAATTTATTGTAAAGTTCTTCAATTTGCTCTACTACTGCTCTTTTTATTATATTTATTTCTTCATTTTTTACTGGTTTATTAGTTTCCATAATCTACTCCCTTTAATATAAGACTGTGGAGCTTTTTTATTCCAAAATCTTTTTATCTTAGTTCAATTCTATTTAATTTTCTATACAAATTTTACAATCTGTTTCTGGACAATATATTTCTCCATTATTCCATTTTTTATTTGAAGCAAATTGATGTCCACAATTACATTGATATAAATATCTGTTACCTTTCATTCTATTTTTACCATTTCTTTTTTTAGATTTTGCTTTTAATCTTTTGTAGCCTTTATTAAATTTAAAATAAATACCATTCCCAAAATATTGGTGTCTACCTAAACCTGTATAAAACATTTTCCAAGTTATTTTACAAGCCTTTCTATTATTGCTTTTTGAATATTTTTTTGCTAGTTTAATAATTTCTTTACTTATTTTTTTAACCATTCAAATTCACCCATTCTTTTTGCTCTTTCTTCGTTTTTAAAAATTTTATTTCAGCCCACATTACTTCTGACAACCATTCTCCTAAAAGTTCATTTAATTTATCATCACTATTTACTATTTCTTTTGCTTCTTTTTCTGCATAATCCCAATCATCAACTAAATCTATAACTTTTGCATTAGTACTATGACTATTACTTAATAAAAATCCAACTCTATATTTACTCACTTATTCCTCCTGACATTCTATAATTCCAGTACCTTAAATAGCCAAGTCTATAAATTTTTGATAGAACTATATCATTCACAGGCTTAGCTTCTTTGTTTATTTTAGGTTTTCTATAACATTCGATCGTTCTATATGGAATACTACATTTCTTTTCTACTGCTATTAAAATTCCACATTCTTTTGGAATTAATTCTAATGCTTTCTCTTTCATTTCTTCTGGAAAAGCATAGTAGAAATTTTTTATATTTCCATCTTTATGTTGATGTTTTTTCTTAAAATCTGCCTTTAAATCAGATAAAGATATTTTTATTTCCACTTCAGTTAAATAACATTTTTTAGTAACAATCAGCATATCACATTCGTGATTTACTATGTTTCTCCAAGTTGCTGGTTCTACTTCTGTATCAAGCCAGGCATTATTTTTAGTTACTCTTGGAACAATTGCTAAACTTCCACTTTGAAAATAGGTATAAATTAATGATTCCATTTTATGTGTGGTCATCCAATTACCTCCAGTATTTACAAGAAAAATCTTCTTGTTGCTCATAAGCAAGCTCTATAGTTGTAGCTTCTGATTTTTCAATAACAAAATTATTTATTTCATCTGAAAGTTCATCTGCTAAATCATATAAATCATTAGGATCTAAGAACCTTCTGAAATGATTATCAAAAAATTTTGTAACAATATCCAAAGTTCCCCAACCAGAAGAGGGAACATCTGGATAAAGTTTTTCATTCAAAATAGTACATTTTCCTTTGTTATAGTTAGAACACCATTTACAAATTTTTTCCATTTAATTCACCTAGTATCCTAGTTGTTCGTGTAAGTCTGGATTTTCAAAAATGTTGCCAACAATTTCAAAGTCTCCTTCTCTTTCTGAAAGGTGTTCTGTAATATTTTCATAAGAAACACGATAAGTTCCATCTTCATTTTGCAAATTTTTTTAAAACTTCAATAAAAATTTCAAGTTCTAACACTTCTTTTTTGATTGCAGTAATTCTTTCAATTCCTAACATAGCAACAGCAACATCATCTTCTATTAAAGATTTATTATTTCTTATAATAGCTTCTGCTTTTTCAATCAAATTATCTTTATAATTCATATTTCCTCCACTAGTTGTTGTAATTTTTTTATATACTCTGTAAGTTCTTTTTTATATTCCTGCTTATCAGTATCATTTAATTTCATTGTTCTTTTTTTCATTCTTTCTACCTTTTTGAAATTAAAAAACTTTTGTCCAGCAGGAAGAAATTCTCTTTTATTCTCTTCAATGACAGGAATTAATAGTTTCCTAATTTCTTTAATTTTATATATGTCATTCTCTAAAATACTTAAAACTTCTTCATACTTAATTTCATTATTTGTTAAAATTTTTATAGCTTGATCTGAATAAGAAAATATTTTTTCTTTAAAATCTGGAAATTCCTTATAAAATTTCCATCTTTTTAAATAGACAGAAACAGCATCTTTAGTTAATCCTTTTGAACTATACCAAGCCATAAATGACCCTGTAGGCTTTAAAGTTTTTTCAATCAATGCCAGTGATGAACACATATCAAACAAATTATTTTTCATTTTTTTATATGTATTCATAAATATTTTTTCTTGCTCAGACACAGTAGCAATTTCAACATCATTTAATTCGTAACTAGCGAAGTCAAATTCCTTTATTTCTGATTTAGAAGATATAACAATATCAAAATCATTTTCTAAATTTTTATTCATTGTCTATCTCCTTCCAGATATTAATAAAAATACCTTTAACATAATCTAATTTTTGAGATTTACTTTCCCATATTAAAGTTTCTTTATCAATTAATTTAGAAATAAGACTAATTTCTGGGATAGGAAAACTTAAATGGATTCCTTGTACTCCTAATTTTTTATTCAAAAAATCATAATATTCTTTTTCAAGTTTTGTCCTTCCAGTTCTATTTGGAACAACAGCCTTAACCTTGTTTAAATCAACTTTTTTTAACATACTCAACACTGAATGTGTTGTAATGCTATCAAGAAAAGTTGGAATAACTATATGGTCAGATATTTCAATAAATAAATTATCTAACCCCATTACTGGTGAACCATCAATAACAATATAATCATACTCATCTTTTAAAAGTTTTATAGCTCTCTTAAAAGCCTCATCAAAAGAATTTTTTATCTTATATCCTTGCAGATGCAAGAAGAAAAGATTTTCTCTTAATTTTTTAATTTTATAACTTTTACCTTCAATAAAATCTTCGAGTCCAGCTTTGCTTGTATCTTCAATTTTGATACCTGCAAATTTTAAAATATCATTTTGGGAATCGCTGGTAAGAATCAATGTCTTTTTATTTTTTTATTAATGCTTTGTGTGCTGCTAATTGTAGAGTTATATAAGTTTTTCCAACCCCACCTTTATTATTTTTAACTAAAATAATTCCCATAAAATCCTCCTATTTTTATTTTTTTTCTAGCTTATTTTTAAAATAAGTTTTAGAATTTTTTAAATTCACAAATATATATCCAGATTCTTTAAGAGTTCTTAAAGATTTACTAAGTCCTCTTTTTTTATTACATAAGTGCCAAGCTCCAAATTTTTTTATAACAATTCCTGATAAAACTTCATTATCTTTAGTTGCAAGAATAAAGTCTTGCCTATAAATCATTGAAGTTCCAGCAGTATATCCAGTTGCTTCAAGCCATTCAACTTCTTTAAAATCAAATTCCTTTTTCTGACCATTTGAAATAGCTATCATTTTTTTATTTCTGTAATCAATGAAGCTAACACTATATGTTTTTTTATCTGTACAGCTATAAATTTTTCCTCTTAGCATTATTGCTCCTTTCAGTTATAAAATTCAGGGTCTTTCAGACTTCTAAATGCTCCAATTTTTATAGCACATAAATGCCATAATAACTTTCCATAACTGGAGCAATATTTATATTTTTCAAAGTCAAGTTTTTCTTCATCAGGAAGTATTTTATTGACTTCTTCAAATTGTTTTTGGACTTCACACCATTTTGCAAATGGCATGTTAATTTTTGTTGTTCCCATAAATCTCCTTTTTAAATCAATTCTTTTAACTTGAGTTCTTCATAGATAAAAGAACTAATTAGTTTATAATACATAGTTTTACTTTTCTGCTTTACCTGAGAAAAATGGCTTATATTATGTTTTTTTAGAATTGTATTTTCAATTTCCTCCTGTTCATTTAAGGAAAGTTCAAAGAAAACATTAAGAATACTATCATTTTTTTCACACTCCTTTCTCTCTTCTTCTTTAATTTTTTGATGTTCAGTCTCTTTCTTTTCAAGTTCTTGAAAGTTTACCTCACAAGTTCCTTTAAAAAGATGATTAGAGAAAACAGCAGCTACACTTTTAACATCAGATTTATTTTTTAAAATATCTAGTTGTTCCTGGAATGTTTTTAAAACAAAATCTAGTGAGTTATTTTTTAATAGCTCTAAAACTTTAACTTCATGTTTCTTAGAAAAATCAATTCCATTTTCTTTAAACCATTGTTTTATCTTTTTTAAATCATCATTCTTCTCATCTCTCTTTATATTTTTTATATTATTTAAAATATTATGATCATGATTATATGATTCTATCTCTATGTCTTTCTCTATCTCTTGTCGGACAATGTCCACTTTGTTTAAGACAATGTCCTTTTCATTTTGGACATTGTCCTCATTATGTCCTTTATTTGTCTTAGAAGTTTCTAATAATAGATTTTTTTCTTTTACTTCTAATGATTTTCTATAATTTCTTTTTTTAGTTGCCCATTCGCTTTCAGATCCAGTCATACTTTCAACAGCAATCATATACAATGCACCATCATCAAGTTTTTCCATTAATCCTAATTTTATAAAAATATCAATGGCAACTCTTACAGTATCAACTACAACCCCAGTAATGTTTGCTAACATATCAGGAGTATATGGAATAATATCTTTAAAGATTAGTCTTCCATCAGTTTTTAATGATTTACAAAGTAATTTTAAGTAAAAGTTTGAATAGACAACACCATTAGGCATTGATTCAATTATTTTTATTTCATCTGACTCAAAGAAATCTTCTTGTAATTTAAGCCAGTAATATCTTTTTGCCATAGGAAGCTCCTTAATTTATTTTTAATCTTTCAAGTTCTTCAATAATTTCATCTAATTTTTCTTCAGTTTCTCTTTGTGATAATCTAGCAAGAAACATATCTTTAAAAAAATCTGCTCCTACTCCATTTTTCCAACCTTTACTATGTATGCTCACTTCAAAAAGTTCACAATGTCCTGAAAAACGAATAAACACAGTATTTTTTTCTTTTCTATTAACTTCAAATCCTAATTCCATTATTTTTAACATTTTTTCTTTAACTGTTCTATTTAACATTTT